TGCGGCCGTTGAGAAGAATGGTCTATACAACTTGTCAGACTTTTTACCTAAGAAGCCTTCAGAGGTTGAAGTAAAAGTAATGCAAGAAATGTTCCAAGCATCTGTAGATGGTGAAGCATATGACGCAGAACGTTTTGGTCAATATTTCCGTCCAGCGGGAATGGCGGCGAGAACTGGTGATCCACAAAATAGAGCACCAGCAACTGCTCCAGCGGCAACAACTGCTCCGGCACCTGAGGCAACTCCGGCTCCAGTAGCAGAGGCGGCTCCAGCGGCAGTGGCACAAACTGCACCAGCGGCAGAACCTAAAGCAGACAATAGTGCGGAAGACATTCTTGCAATGATCCGTTCACGTCAAAACTAATATAGCAGTACAGTGTGTGGGGGCAACCCCACACATTATCTGAATAAGGAGATAATATGGCTAATAAAGCATTTGACGTTTCCAAGTTTCGTAAAAACTTGACTAAATCGATCACAGGCATGAGTAGTGGTTTTAACGATCCTACTGATTGGATTAGTACAGGAAACTATGCCTTAAATTATCTTATTAGTGGCGACTTCCACAAAGGTGTTCCATTAGGTAAGGTAACTGTATTTGCAGGAGAGTCAGGAGCAGGTAAGAGTTATATCTGTGCAGGTAACATTGTAAAGGCGGCACAAGATCAAGGTATCTTTGTTGTACTAATTGACAGTGAGAACGCACTTGATGAAACTTGGCTACAAGCACTTGATGTTGATACAAGCGAAAGCAAACTACTAAAACTTAATATGTCAATGATTGATGATGTTGCTAAAACAGTGTCAACGTTTATGGCAGATTACAAAGAAATGTCGGAAGAAGAACGTCCTAAAGTATTATTTGTAATTGATAGTTTAGGTATGTTGTTAACACCAACTGATGTTGACCAGTTTAACAAAGGTGATATGAAGGGTGACATGGGTAGAAAACCTAAGGCACTTACATCACTTGTAAGAAACACAGTTAACATGATTGGCTCACACAATGTAGGACTTGTATGTACTAACCATACGTATGCATCGCAAGATATGTTTGACCCTGATGATAAAATTAGTGGTGGACAAGGATTTATCTATGCGTCATCTATTGTAGTAGCAATGAAGAAATTGAAACTAAAAGAAGATGAAGCAGGTAATAAGATTAGCGAAGTACGTGGTATTAGAGCAGGTTGTAAAGTAATGAAGACACGTTACGCAAAACCGTTCGAAGGTGTACAAGTTAAAATTCCATATGAAACAGGAATGAATCCTTACAGTGGACTTGTTGATTTGTTTGAGAAAAAAGATATGCTTAAGAAAGACGGTAACAGACTTAAATTTGTATCCAAAGATGGAGAAGAAATTAAGGAATATCGTAAAGCATGGGAAGCCGGCGGACCTTTACTTGACAGAGTCATGAACGAGTTCAGTGAAGTTCAGTCAGAGGTAATTACTGATGTAGAGGAAGAGGCACCCGAAACAATCGAACCAGTCACAGAGGAGTAAGTTAAGTATGGATAGTTCACAAATCGTAGATACCTGGAATCTTTTTAAAGAACATACAGATAAAAAGCAAATAGAAACGTTAGCAGAAAGATTTGTTGACTTACTTGCAGATTATGGTGTGTCCGATGAAGCACTTAAAGAGAGTTTAGGTACAGATGATCATCTTGATGCGGCAATTAACTACTATCTTGATATTGATGAGGAATTGACTGCTGATGATGACGATTGGGATTAACTATGTGGTATAGCCAAATATCAAAAGATATTAGTAAAATACCTGAGGCGTTAGACTATTATAACGATCAGTTATTACAGGCTAAAAAAGAAATCCGTATATTCGGAAGTCTTGAGAAGGCCGCGGCAGAAATGCCCGGCCTTGTCGAACAACGTTTTAATCAGTTACAAGAACTTGAAGCAATATTAGAATATCTTAACATCGAATTACGTAGATTACGTAGTACGTTTTTTAAGAAGTATCTTGAAAATTATCAACGAGCATTGTCAAGTCGTGATGTAGAAAAGTATGTTGACGGTGAAGCAGATGTAGTTGATATGGAAAAGATCATTAATGAATTTGCACTAATGCGTAACAAATGGTTAGGTATTACTAAAGGCTTAGATCAGAAGCAATGGCAAATTACTAACATTGTTAAGTTACGTGTAGCAGGTATGGAAGACGCTACAATATGAAGCACTTAGATAACGGTTGGTGGGTACCTGATAACGAAATAAAAATTACAAGTCATGTTGCTGATAACGAAGATCAAAATAACCCAACATACGAAGAACGTGTTCGTAGCAAAATTTTAGAAAATATTAAAGAATTCAAAACATTTATTGATGTAGGTGCAAACATTGGTATATGGTCGTATCCATTTAAAGACAAATTTAAAAAAGTTATTAGTTACGAACCAAGTCCACGTAATTTAGAATGCTTGTATAAAAATATGCAAGGCGAAGGTGATATACGTGAATATGGTCTTGGTAACGAAAACACAGAAGCAGAATTTGTAGACAGTGATGATAACTGTGGTAATGCACACATTGTAAATAAAAAGAAAAAACATTCATATACTATTAGAGTAAAAAAATTAGATGACGAAAATTTAGAGTCATGTAGTTTAATAAAAATTGATGTGCAAGGCTATGAATGGCCTGTAATACAAGGCGCAATGAAAACAATAGAAAAGTTTAGACCGTGGGTAGTGTTTGAACCTAATCAAGATGTAAATGAAATGATTTCTTATTTCCATAATTTAAGATACCATCCTATCTTAGTAAAAAGTAAAACTTGTTACATCTTTGCTCCAGAGGAAACTATTGAAGAAGATATTGTAGGTCTTAATGCATATCAACAAAAAATTGATATCATTAGAGAACTATATCATGAGCATTAAGCACGAAGCAACTCACTGGCATAAAAAGAAGTTAGGTACTTGGCCTAACATAGATAATCCAAAAACATTCAACGAAAAAATTGCTTGGTTAAAAATTTACGATCAAGACAAAGATCAAATTACTTGTTGTGATAAATTAGCAGTCAAAGATTTTATTTCTAAAGACTTTGGCAATGATTTAATTATACCTAACACAACAACATACCCTATGGTTATTAAAGCAAACAACGGCTCAGGTGGTGTGCGTTTTGCTAATAACAAACAAGAAGAATTAGAAGCAGAAGAATTTTGTAAAGCAAAAGCATCTAAGCCTTACGGAAAAGGCAAAGGCGAATGGGCATATAGACTTATTACACCTGGCGTAGTTAAAGAAGTTAAATTAGAAGGCACAGGCGTTGACTATAAATTTAATTGTGTGCATGGTGAAGTAAAATGGGTAACTATGACTTGGGATAGACATGGTGGTAAAAAGAAAGAATCTATATTAGATCCTAATGGAAAAACTACACCATTGCATTTAGTACACACAATGAAACACGTAGAACAAGAACCATTTGATGGCTTAGAAAACTTTTTTGAAATGAAAAAGATAGCAGAAAAGATATCTGCAAGATGGAAATATATTAGAGTTGATTTATATTGGGAAGGACAGCCTAAATTAGGTGAACTTACTTTTTGGCCAGGAGGCGGTTGTTACAAAACTCCTGATAATTTAAAGTTTGGAGAAATGTTAGATATTAATTTAACAACTACCAAGGAACCAGTTTTAGCATGACCAGATACTTTGATGAGGAATGGCCAAAGGAAGAAGAAATATTGAAAATAGGTTTAGCACAATCTAAACTACACAAAAGGGAACGTATGATTAAAGTAGGATCAGTACAATGGTTGCAACAAATGGAAGAAAACTTTGGTGGCTATCATAACACTGTGCCACGTAATAAAGTAAGTCCACTTGCACCTAAAACAAAATTAAATCCTGCAGGTATGTCAGGAGGTGATCGTATGACCCGTCATGGATATGCAACTTACTATAGTAAACATTTAATGGACCGTACTAACATAAAAACTATTGTAGAATGTGGTATATTGAAAGGCACAGGATTAGCAATATGGAGTCAATTGTTTCCTAATGCAGATATTATTGGATTAGATATTGACGTAAGTCATACACAAAATAATTTACAATTCTTAAAAGACAAAGGAGCATTTCAACATAAGGCACCTGAACTTTATGAGTACGATCAATTTGCAGATAACCAAGAAAAAATTAACGAAATTCTAAAAGGTAGAACAATAGACATTGCAATTGATGATGGACATCATAGTGATAGTAGTATTACAAATACATTAGATACACTTATGCCGCACTTGTCAAAACAGTTTGTATATTTTATTGAAGACAATAGAACTGTGCAACCTTTACTAACAGAGTATAAATGTAAATTGTTTAATTACAAAAAACTAACGGTATTAGAAAATGAATGATATATTAGTAATAACTGCCGCAAATAAAAAATTTAAGAATATGTGTGATGTATTAGTACGTTCACTTGTTGATCTAAGACAAAAATATCATGTGTATGATTTAGGTGAATTAGGATATGGCGAACCTTTTGTTGGTGAAGTATACGAAGACGCAGGCAGAAAAATTCCAAGTAAACCTTTTATGGTCAAAGATGCTCTCAGCAAAGTTAATGCAGGAGAGTATGTAGTTTGGATGGACGCTGATACAATCCTTTGGCAAAGTTTGCATGGTATTCAAGATAGAGGTAGTTATGATATCGGTGTAACTGTAAGAGGTGTAAAGTTTTTTAATGATCAACCTATTAATGCAGGTGTAATGTTCTTTAGAAAAACAGAATCAACATTAAAATTTGTAGACATATGGTGTCAACGTATGAATAAGATAGACGGTACAAAACAAGGAAGAAGTGATCAAAGAGAAATGAATTA